ACTTGTTATTTACATCAGGAGATATTAAGTCGGTATCTATACGAGGTGAAGATGCTATTGCGTTTACACCAAACACTATAACATATGCTGTTCCAGAAAATACTGATCTTGCTAAAAGAATTAAAAGAGCTAAGTTAGGCATTATCTTTCACACTACTTACAATGGCCGAAAGATGTCTAACCTAAAAGCAAGCTTTGGCGTCAATGTAAATCGTTTTACAAAGACGCCATCAGTATTCTTTGATGACGCAAGTTATAAAGACTCGTCTGGTGTTGCTACATTTACAACTGCTGAAAGTGATCAGTATGATGGTATGTTAAGAATGGCAATGGGATCAATTTCAAAAGGTAAAGTTATTTTAGATTTATTAAAAAGACAAACTAATATGTTATCAGTTGGTGCAAGACTAAAGATTTTCTTCAATACAAAAATAAGAGAAGGTCAAACTATAGGTAACGTAAAAGGTTTACAATCAGATTTTAGAAAGTACTATGCTTCAGTTTTAGATGATGAAATGTCAAGTAAAAAAACAGAAGCTGCAAAAAGTAAATACAAAACAATAAGAGATGATGGTTTAAAATTTATTGACAGATATGATAATGAAATATATTTTGCGATTGCAAGTTATGTAACTTTACAAAGAGTTAAAAATTATCTTGTAAGTAAAATGAATCAAATTAAATCAATAGGAACTTTCTTACAAAAAGGTAATGGGTTTGAAGTAACAAATCCTGAAGGTTATGTTGCTGTAGATAGAATGGGCAACGCAGTAAAATTAGTAGATAGACTAGAGTTTAGTACCGCAAACTTTACTTTAGCAAAAAATTGGATTAAAGGATAAAAAATATGGCAAACTGGAGAAAAGACTTACAACAATACGGACCTTTTGGACACGATAGAACGGTTTTTGAGGTTCAAATGCTTGCTGATAAAGACGGTAATATTATTAATACATTTGGTGCGGCTTCGAATGTACCGATTGCAGCTGGATTAGTTGACGGATATTCAGGTATTCACAAATATGGAGCTGTTTTTGAAACCGCTGTATCTACAATGTCAACTGTATGGACAAGAGCAGATACAACAGCAAATGCTTTATATGATTGGACATATTCAGCAGGTACAATTACGGTAGAATCCTCATCAGGTTCAGATACAACAGATGTAACCATTACAGGTTTAGATGAAAACTATGAAGAAGCTACAGAAACATTAACATTGACAGGTTCAACACCAGTTTCAGGTACACAAACTTTCTCCAGAGTTAATCGCGCTTTTATGGTAACTGCTACCAATGTTGGTGATATTCACGTTAAAAGAGGTTCAACAATTGTAACAGAAATTGCAGCTGATATGGGACAAACATTACAATGTATCTATACAATACCAGCAGATAAGACAGGTTATTTAATGAACATAAATGCTAGTGCATCTAAAAACCAAGTCGTTGATTTATTTTTATTTCAACGACCATTTGGTGGTGCGTTTAGAGTACAATCAACTTTGTCACTAAACCAAGGTAATCAATCAATTGATTTTCCTGTGCCATTAAAATTAACAGAAAAAACTGATATTGATTTAAGAGTAAAAGGTTCTTCTAACGCAACAATATCAGGAGACTTTACAATTGTATTGGTAGATAACGCATAATGAAAAGTTTTAGAGATTTTATATTTGAAAAATTAGGCCGAATGAGAATTATTATGTTAGGTGGCCCTGGGTCAGGTAAATCGACCTATACAGAATACTTAATTAAACACTTTAATATTACACACATTTATCCAGGTGGCATGTTAAGAAAAGAAATTGAAAAAGGTACAGAAATAGGACAGATTGCAAAAGATATAGTATCAAAAGGTGAGTTTGTTCCTAATGAGATAGTATTAGAATTAATTAAAAAGAAAGTAGAACAATCACCACAAGGTTATGTATTAGATGGATGGCCAAGATATATGCAACAAGTACAAGATATGGAAAAATCAGAAATAGGATATGACTATGCTGTATTTTTAGATGTTAGTACTGAAGAAGTAATGAGAAGATTACTTGCAAGAGGTCGTGCAGACGATACGGAAGAAATTATAGGTAACAGAATAGAATTATATAAAAAAGAAACAGGTCCTGTAATAGAATATTTAAAAAAGAAACCAGGATTTTTAGAAATAAAAGCAGAAGGTGGTACACCTGAAGAAACTGCTAACGAAATTATTAAGAGAATAGAAAATGAAAGTAAATAGTTTTATACAACATTTAGCAGAGGGTGTTTACGACCCAGGAATATTTAAAGCATTTTTTCTTGCTGGTGGTCCTGGTTCAGGTAAAACATTTGTAACACAAAGTACGTTTTCTGGTACAGGATTAAAAGTTGTAAATTCAGATATTGCTTTTGAAAGAAATTTAAAAAAGGCAAACTTATCTTTGAGTATGCCAGATGAAGAAACATATTTTAGAGATATTGTAAGAAAGGCTGCTAAAAGAGTTGCTATCTCACAGTTAGATAAATATGTAGAAGGTAGACTTGGTTTAGTTGTTGACAGTACAGGAAGAGATTATGATATGGTTGCTAGACAACACAATATGTTAAAACAAATGGGTTATGATTGTTATATGGTATTTGTAAATACAACTTTAGATGTGGCCTTGGCAAGAAATGCTAGACGTGAAAGAAGTATACCTGAATATATTACAAAGTCAAGTTGGAAAGGTGTACAAGATAACATTGGTAAGTTTCAAAAACTATTTGGTATGAGTAACTTTTTGGTTGTTGATAATAACAAATCAGATTTGGAATTAGTTACTTTAACCATGAACAGAATAGGTAAAGTAGTAAGAGGATTTTTAAGACAACCTGTACAAAATTATATTGCAAAACAATGGATGAAAAAAGAATTAGAGGCTAGAAAAAGAAAATGAGATTTAAAGATTTTTTAAAAGAGTCTATAATTGACATACCAAGACAAACATATGCAAAAGGTGTATTTGATAAAGCAGATACTCCTAATCCAGTATTAAAACCATCAGTAAAAAAATTAGTATTAGATGGTATAAAGACATTTGAAAAATTTGGTAAAGTAGTTAAGTATACCTTAATTGGTTCAATACTTACAAAACAATATAGAGCTGACGCAGACCTTGACATTAATATCTTATTTGATATACCTGGTTCAAAAGAAGAACAAGAAAAGGTACATGATGAGATTAGAGAATATCAAGGACAGATAAACGGTAAAAACATACCAGGCACACAGCATCCTATCAACTACTTTTCCATCATAGATCCTGTAACATTTAATAAGGCAAGGGACATGGCTGATGGTACTTTTGATATCGACTCTAACAAGTGGATCAAAAAACCAGAACCTGGCACCTTTGAACCTGAAAAATACGTTACGGATTTTCAGAAGCGTGTTTCTGAAATAGATGTTGTTAAAGGTGAACTTGTACGAGATATGATTGATTATGAGGAACTAAAAGACTTAACAGGTGACGACATAAAGAACTTGTCAAGTTTAGTTTCCAAAAAGTTAGACGAAATTAAATCTTCTATTAACACTCTAATTGATATTGGTGACAAAACTATTGCAGACCGAAAGGATGCTTTTAGTACAGATATGTCACCAGACGAAATCAGAAAGTTTGGTATAAAGAACCGACTTCCCAAGAATGTGATTTATAAAATGTTAGAAAAGTATCATTATCTCAAATTTTTCAAAAAGTTGAAAGAGATTATGGAAGATGGCAAAATATCACCAGACGAACTGAAATCATTATCAAAAATAAAAGAGGCCAAGGGTAGATCAATTGCATTTACCTTTGGCCGATTTAATCCACCAACAATAGGACACGAAAAACTTATTAACAAAGTGGCACAACAAAGAACAGATGATTACAAAATTTATTTAAGTAAGAGTGAAGACACAAGTAAAAATCCATTGAACGCAAGAGTTAAACTTGCAACAATGAAACAAATGTTTCCTAGACACGCTAGAAACATAATGTTAAACCCTTCAAATATGATATTAGATATTGCTACTGAACTATACAAAAAAGGTTATTCTAATGTTACGTTTGTTGCAGGTTCAGATAGAGTAAGAGAATTTGATACTATCTTAAAAAAATATAACGGCGTTAAGAGCCGACACGGTCTATATGACTTTGATAGTATAAATGTGGCATCAGCAGGAGAAAGAGATCCAGATGCTGATGGTGCAACAGGTATGAGTGCAAGTAAAATGAGAGCAGCTGCTAAAGATAAAGACTTTGATACATTTAAAAAAGGTCTACCATCAAGTTTTGCTAATTCAAAAAATGCACAAGACCTATTTAAAAATGTAAGAAAAGGAATGATGTTAGCTGCATCCATAGATCATGGTGCAGGTGCATTTAGATTCAAACCATTTATAACTGCCTCCACAAAAGAGGAGTTAGAAAAAATGACACTAAGGGACAAATATATTTCAGAGCATCTATATGATGTAGGAGATATAGTTGATGATGTTGAAACAAACATTACTGGTGTCATAGTACGAAGAGGAACAAACTATGTTACCTTAGAGGACGAAAATATGAAATTACATAAATCATGGCTTTACAATATAATGGAAACTCCTGTCTACCCTATTAAGTTAGAGGAAAGAGCAAGAAAACTAAAATATGATAAAGAAACAGATCAACCTAAAAAATATGTTGCTGGTTTAAGTGATAAAGAAAAGAAAGCACACGATAGACATTTAGAAAAACAAGGCAAAAAGTCTGATAGTGATAAGAGTGCTTACAAACAATCACCCGCTGATAAAGTGGCAAAAACAAAAACTAGTACACATACAAAGCGTTTCAAACAAATGTATGGTGAGTTAAAAACAAAAAACGAAAAAGAACCTCATCATAGAGGTAATGAATTTAGCGATACAGGAATGCCAGAGGCATACGATATAGGCCACGATTATGCAAAATATACTTCATTATTAACACCTGGAGAAAAACATTATAGTTCAAAATTCCAAGGTGGTCCTTACAAACCAAGTAAACATAGTGATAATTTAATTAATGTTAACGCAGATAAGGACATGAAACCAATGAATAAAAAAGTTGAGTTAAAAGATATAGAAGAATGGGCAACTAAAGAAGAAACGATTAATAAATATAAGGAAAGATATGGGGAAGAGTGGCAATCTAAAATTGAAGAAACATACAATAAAATGTTTAACAAAGTGATTGACACCAATACAAATATGCAAGAAGGAAGAATGAAAGACATCGCTATTGACCTTAAATCAAAAGAAGAAGGTGGATTGGATGCGGAAGAATTTCAAAGAAAATACAACAAATCTAAAGCAGAAATGAGAAAAGACTTGGGTGCAAGTGAAGGCTTTAAATTATCATTTAAAGATTTTATGAATGAAGAAGCTGACGAGTGGGGTATTTATCCATCTCAAATAAATGAAGCAGATTATCAAGGTAAAACAGTAACCTTGAATAAACCTGTAAGAGGTGGTTCTAAAAAGTTTTACGTTTATACAAAAAACGAAAAAGGTAACGTAGTAAAAGTATCATTTGGTGATCCTAATATGGAAATTAAAAGAGATAATCCTGCTAGAAGAAGAAGCTTTAGAGCAAGACACAACTGTGATAATCCAGGACCTAAATGGAAAGCAAGATATTGGAGTTGTAAAAAATGGTAACAAGATATAGAACAAGTTGGTCAGAAATACAAGAGCAAATGAACGAGTTTACACTTGTTCACGTAGCAAGATGGAAAGGTAAAGATGGTAAAAGATATGCATCACCTTTTAAAACAAAAGACTCTGCTGAAAAGAAAGCAAAAGAATTAAGATCACAAGGTAATTCTGAAGTATCGGTTACACAAGATACATTAAGAGGAAATATTAAGTGGGCTAAAGATGGCGGACCTGATATAAAAGGAATGCAAAAAGAAGAGTCTGACCATGAAGTTTCTATGGCAAGAGGTGAGTTAGAGGCCATCGCAGATAAGGCCACTCAACTTGCTGGTGCTCTTCAAGGCAAATCAGATGAGGGTAATCCTTTAGAGGCTTGGGTACAATCTAAAATTACAAAAGCAAAAGACTATATCAATTCAGTTTCAGATTATATGATGTATAATCCTAAAATGAAAGAAGATTTAGATGAGGCAATGAGTCCTGAACAAATTAAAAAGTTAAAAGATAGTTGGTCAGATATAAAACTTATGTCACCTGAAAAAGTAAAAACATTAAAAAACTTTTTAGACAAATATTCTACAGATACTTTAATGCAACTGGCACAATCAGGTATAAACTTTGTATCTAACATGGCAAGAAGTGTCGCAATGAGAAGAAAGTCTGGCGATACAAAACACGCAGGTAGTCATAAGACACACAGCGTAAAAGAAGAAACAACTGACTCTGAAAAGATGGCTAAAATGAGAGTTAGGCAAATGGCATTACAAACTAAATTAAAAGATTTAGATGTAGGTGATCCTAAAGATAAAACACCAATTGCAATAACTAAAAATGATTTAGAAAATATACAAATGAAAATGGATCAACTAAAAAATAAAACTCAAAAAGAAGAGGTACATCCTGCAAAGGCATTAATAGAAGCAATTGAAGCTGTTAAAAACAAAGCAGAAAAAACAGGTATGCCTTATTCGATATTAAAAAAAGTATATGATAGGGGTATGGCTGCATGGAAAGGTGGTCATAGACCAGGAACAACACCACAACAATGGGCGCTGGCAAGAGTAAATAGTTTTGTAACCAAATCAAGTGGTACTTGGGGTGGTGCAGATAGTGATTTAGCTAAAAAAGTAAGGAGTAAAAAATAATGAACAAAAAATATTTTGAAACAAAGACTGGCAGTATAGAAGAAAAGATTACTCAAATCGCTACTGAACAACAGTCTATCAAAAAACAAGAACCAAATGTAAAATTAACAGCAGAAAAAACATATTTTGAAACTAAACCAGGATCAATTTCAGACGTTGCTGCCAAAATCGTTTCTGAAGCTTTAGATCCAGTAAACAAAGATGCTGTAAAGAAAAAGTTTGACGACAGAAAAGATAAAGATATTGACAACGATGGTGATACAGACTCTACAGATAAGTATCTTCATAAGAGAAGAGCTGCAATTTCAAAAGCTACATCTGAAGCAATCAGTCCTGCACAACAGGCTGCAATAGCAATTTCTAAAAAAGAAAAAGGCGAGAAACCTAAGAACGAAGAAAAAGTAGAATGTTCTAAATGTGAAGGTGAAGGTTGTAGTCATTGTAAAGATAAAGGATATCATATGGAACAAATTTGTTCTAAATGTGGTAAAGATCATGCAAATAAAATCAATGCTTCAAATTGTATGGGTGAAAGTAAAAAAACTTTTTCTGATTTAAGAACTGAAACAAAAGTAATTAAATTAGGCGACAAAGGAAAAACAGCAACAGGCAAAGAAGCTGGTGCAGTTGACGTAGAACCTAGAGCAATACCTGTATAAGTGCGACATTCTGTCAATTGACAAAACAGCTATTATATGATAGTATAATAGTATAAGGAAAACACTATGAACAAACCTATCATATATTGCGATATGGACGGAGTACTTGCAGACTTTAAAACAGGTGCTCAAAAGACTACAAAGATGTCCATTAACAAATGGATGTCAATGGGTAAAGACAAGTGGTCACTTATTAAAGCAAAAAAAGATTTCTGGCAAACTCTACCTTGGATGCCTGGTGGTAAACAACTTTGGTCTTATATATCAAAATTTGATCCACATATCTTATCAGCTTACGTAGAAGAAACTTACGATCCAAACTGTATACCTGGTAAAACTGAATGGTTAAGAAGAAACGCAGGTATGACAAATAAACAAAAAATCAACCTAGTACGAAGAAAAGAAAAGAAACTCTTTGCAAAAAGAGGCCAACCTGCTATTCTTATAGACGATTACGAGAAAAATATAAGAGAGTTTATCAATGCTGGTGGTACTGGCATACATCACACAAACACATCTAAAACTATATCTGAACTTAAAAAACTAGGTTTTTAATCTTATAAATAGTAGAGTTATATAACAAATATTAAATTTAAGGAGAGATATATGTCTTTATGGGGAAATGATATAAAGCCTAAAAATCTTACAGACGAAGAAAAAAAAGAAGTCTATGCAACCGCTCAAGGTTGGGTAAGAGAAGCGGGCTCGGTATTATCAGGTAATGATAATCCAAATGCAGATCCTGAAGTATTAGTAGCAATCGGCGGATTAGCTACAAATATGGGTTCAGCAAATATTACTGAAATAGAATTTGTAACAACATCAATCGGCGAAGCTGCTGGTGGAAACATTGACGTTAGAGTAAGATTTAACGAAAGAGTTGACATTACAGGAACACCACAAGTAACAGTAACTAACGACCAAACAGGTAGTGGTACTGATGCTACATTTACAGCAGATTATAACTCTGGTACAGGATCAAACGAAATTGTATTCAGAGCAACTTATGGTGCTGCAGATGGTGGTATTGCTGAAAATGATGTATTATCAATTGGTACAAACGCAGTAGCACTTAACGGTGGTACTATTAAAGACTTTGGTACAACAACAAACTCTACAATTACAAACGCTGCTCAAACAGGTACATTAACTGTTTCAGCATAATAACAAAATCATATAAGGGCGCTCAAAGTGCCCTTATATATACTATATGAACAAATTGATCTAGGCAAATACCTAGAGTAGCATTCCCGAAAGGGTTAACAGGAGAAAAAAATGGCAGACAAGAAAATAACGGCATTGACCGATTTAGGTGACTCGTTGGCATCAGCTGACTTGTTCCATGTAGTTGACGATCCGTCAGGTACACCAATCAATAAAAAAATATCAGCAGAAAATGTTTTCAATAACATTCCAAGTTGGCTAGGATTAGCACAAGCTTCTGAGTCACTTACTGCTGATGGTTCATCACAGTCAATTAATGTAACTTCACAGATTACAGAAATTGATGGTGCATCATCAACTGGTACATTTGGTTTAAACGATGGCTCAGATGGACAAATCAAAACATTTATTAATGTTTCAACATCAGGTACAAATGCACAAACTATTACACCAACTAATAGACGAGGTTATTCATCAATAACTTTAGATAAAGAAGGTGAAACAGTTACATTACTTTTTAAAAATTCAAAATGGCAAGTTATTGCTGAAGGTAATGGCGCTACAGTAAACGCATAATAGGAGATAATATAATATGAGTATTGATTTGAAAACATTGACGGAAGAAAGAATTAAACTTAAAAAAGATTTTGATGATTTAACTGGTAAAATTTCTACAATTGAAAAAGAAATGATTACTATGAAAAATAATTTGAATGCTGTTTATGGGGCTATTCAACAAACTGATAAACTTATTAAGTTATCAACGTCAAAGACAAAAGATGAACAACAATTATTGGTTGAAAAAGAAGATGAGCAAAAATAATTTAGATAAATTTTTTGAAGAACTGGCTGATAATACACCAAATGATAAACAGTTCAACAAATTAGAAGAAGATAATATGAAAGAGGTTGAAGAAGACCTTATAGGTGGTAAGTCTTTTAAAAAACTAAAAGACGAATTAAAAAGAGGAGAAAAATGAAAACATTTAAACAACACGTAAAAGAAGGCTCTTACATGGGTGGACAAGTTGGTTCTACTACTTCTAACTCTCCAGAGGATAGTTCGATTGGTATACACAACATACATCTACCTGAAGTCTTAGATAGAGCAAATAGATTTGTTAGCTCTATTGCTGACGGAGAATACTTGCAACCCGAAAGTGCTCTTTCTCAATTGGAAACAAAATTAAGAACAATTGGATTGCAATTAAAAGACTCAATAACAATTGAAGGAAAACAAGGTAACTTTGAAAGTGCTTTAGTATTTAATGGTGGTCGTTTTGGTAAAGATACAGACGGTTCTGATATAAATGATGATGGTATTAGTCATAAGTTAGGTAAAGAGTTAAAACTAAAAGGTAAATACGAAACATTACAAAACGGCGCTGTTAAAGTTTATGCAGAGCTTGGCTAATGTTTGATAAGATAACAAAAAAAAATTGGTTGTTTTATGCCATCAAAAACTACAATGTTCCTAATTTAGATAGTGAACAAGAGTTTTATGAGGATGTAAAACGTTTTAAGTACTTAAAACGCTTATTTCGTAAATATAAAACAACTGGTGAATTGAAAACTAGATTAGTTTTAAATCATATTATTGTATTAACAAATGTTTTTGGTAACGAGGCAGCTGCTACACTGTTATTGTTTAAAATTGAAAGAGAGTATTGGGGTATATTAAAAACTTTCTTACAGTATTTAAATATAATGTTGCCAGATGAAATGCCAAATGTGAAAATAAACAAAACG